CACCGAAACAGTACAACGACACAATCGTAACGAAGAACGAGCAGGCAGCGATCGAGGAGCACGTCGACGCTCACCTGAAGGCAGGGCGCATGGACATCCCTGTCACTCGATCAGGCTGGCAGACCGCAAGCGTCGCGGCGGTGGCCGACAAGTACATTCTAGTTGGATGGCGGGTCGAGTTCCATCCGGAGCGAGGCGTGATGATGCGGTTCTCGATGCCGGAGACGACGTCGGCCGGCTATGTGCCAGGAGATGGACCGAGCGAGGACACGCCGAGCGACATCGGATATTCACTCTGAAGTCTGGCGGCGCTATGCCGCTTCCGCCTCGGTCGTCCAGCCCGGAAGGATGTGCTCACTTGGTTCATGGCGTCGAGACCTCTCAACGTCGAGCGAGACGTCGGTTCGATCCCGGCCCGATGCACCAGGGTCCGGAGTGTGGCGACCCGTATCCAGGGTGTGCCGCAAGGACAACACTCCGGACCAGGCAATCCGGATTGGACACAGCAACGTCAACAGGTTGGCTCGTCGCCGACCTGGCACGCGGGAAGCAGTAACTACGACCATGAACACCATCAAGATCGTCTCGGTCCACTCTCTCCCGGCTGGCAAGTACCACGGCACCATGACCGGCTGGAACGTCCGGGTCTGCGGCAAGGACTACGAGCTAGACGGCGGCATCCGTGGCACCGCAGCCGTCCACGTCAAGGTGGACGCCAAGGGCATCGCTACCGTGGAGCTGGTCTGATGCGCACCACACGACCATACGACAAGGGGAACACGCCAATGCCAGAATACCTCGAGACCCAGTCCACCGAGTTGACGCACATCGCCTGCGATATCGCCACCGAAACCGGCAGCGACGCCGCTGCCGTCGCGATCAGCGTCAATGGAGCGTGGCGCGACGTGAACGCCAAAGCCAACGGCAGCGAGACCCACCGCAGGGCGCTCAGCCCTGGCGCATCCTGGCGATTCGTGTCCAGCGAACGCTTGCCACGCGGCATGTTTTTTGCCTCGGACCGCAAGGCTGCCTGAGATCAAGCCAGAGCGTCGGTACACGATCCCACAGATCATCAAGGTCATCAAGAACACGAGCGTGGCGGAGGGGTTGCCCCTCGGGATTAGCATCCTTGACGTCCTCGCCGGGTTCAAGCTCCTCGACAAGGAGCTGGAAGCGCAGGAAGCCAATGATACGACGCAACAGGCCCAAGGAATTCATCCCACGAGCGATTCTGTCGGGAATCCAAGCGACGCTGGCTGAGTTCCCGTTCAACGATCACTTCTGGACGCGGACCTTCACAGCCGCTGACGGAGATGAGTACCTGACCAGGTCGCTCTTTCCTCGCGTGCTTGGGTATCGGCCGGTGATCCACAAGGTTCATCGCGACGACAAGGATCCATATCCGCACAACCATCCGTGGAAGCGGGCTTGGTTCCGCATCGTCACTGGCGGGTACACGGACGAGCGCTGGTACTTCGACGACAGCGCAGAGACCCCGTGGCAGTTCGTCAAGACGGTCTACCGACCTGGCGACGTCAACCACATCTGGTGGAACGAGTACCACCGGCTTGTCGATGTCCTTTCTGGGACGATGACTGTCGGACTCCTGGGTCCCAAGGTCCAGGAATTCGGCTTCATGTCCACCGAGGGGCTGGGGCAGTTCATCCCGTGGAGAACCTACATTGAAGCTGGTGGTGGATTCTTCCTGTAGCAAAGAGCTATCCATGTCAGGTCTGGATGGAGATAGCCCGTAACGGCGACGACTAAAACCCGGGCCTGGCGCCCATCGGTCGCACCTCTCGCCGGTGCACTGCCTGACGCCACGACCACAACCCAGGATATACCGATGACCGAATACCTCGCCACCCGCCCTGTCGCATATGACTCCTACTTCAGTTCCCACCGGGTTCACGTCCGGGAGACCGACTTCACCTTCGCGGATCGCCGTGTGACCATGCGGTTCATGGGGCGCATGATCACCCGCCGCATCGGGGAACGGGACTACATGGGGCTCCACGTGCTGGCCGCTGAGCTGATCAGCGCAGCACGCCCCCCGAACCAGGACGAGATCGCCGCGTACAACGCCATGTACCGACGTGGCACCGGACCGCGCGCCGGGCATTGTCTTGCGATGCTGCGCTCACTCCTTGCGCTGCAGAGCCGCATGGGCGTCGTCACGGAGGATGAGTAACATGTCGGCCACGTCGACCGCCCATCGTCGCATGACTGCGAAGTACCCGGGCCGGTGCGCCGGGTGTGGTCAGAACCTCAGCGCCGGCTCGCAGATCGAGTTCTGGGGTCCTGGCTGCGTCACCCACACGTGGTGCGCTCCGACGTCTGCTCCACGCCAGGCAAGCTCGCCCCGTCCGTCCGCGTCAGCTCGACGGTACGAGAACAAGCGCACGGGGTGTAGCTGCGGAAGCGTCGAGGGCTATACCAAGCCCACCGACTGCTGGACCTGCAAGCACGACGCGGAGTAGCGCTACCTGCCGAGCCACTGTCCGCGCTAACCCAGTTCAATCCCAAGCTTCTTCTGCCCGGCCCTAGGACGTCAGGTTGCGCGGATCGGACCTGGAGTGCAGCGGCGATGAGACCTAGCAATACTAAGAGGGGGTGCGACAGGGTGGCTTGTCAAACTGTACGTGCTTCACCATGTCGATTGTTGATTTGACCATGACATAAATGTCGCGCCAACTAAGTTGGCAGGGGTATGGTAAATTTGCCACGGTTGCAGGGGGCCAGGGGGTCGGAGTAAGATTCAGCCATGTCCGAAGCTGATGATCGTTGGCGCGAGGAGCGGGCAAACGTACAGGAGTGGCTGCGACGTCGCACCCCCAAGCATCTGAAGTTGGTGGAGAAGATGCAGGATTCACTCGAGCACAATTTCGTGGCTGGCGGGCTGCCCGACCGGGATTGGGCGAGGATCTACGGTCTCTACTCGACCACGTTCGCGGCGCTGCTCACCGAGGAGCGGGAGAGGGTGAAGATGCAGTTGCTGGCCAAGCGCGCCGGGATGTCCGTTCTAACGGATGACGAGTTCTCCACCGAGATGGTGGAGCTCGGCCGTGAGGCGGTGCGCGAACTCTCGGACGAGGAGCTTGACTCGGAGCTTCGCCGTCGCGGTCGCCTGGCGCTGGCGGACGGCGTGAGCTGACTTTCACGCACCGAGTTGTTGACAGGACGGGGTTATGCGATTAGAGTAAGTGCATGACCAAAACGAACCGAGTTGGACCGCAGATGCAGGCGGCCGTGAACTACGTCACCAACCACCCTGGCTGCGCGATCCTTCCGGTCGCTGAACACATCGGACCGAGCCGACGGTTCGGCTACGCGGCGGTCCATCGGGCGATCAAAGCTGGATTGATCGACGCTGTGAAGACGGCTAGGTACGGAGCGTACTCTCTAACGATCCGGGGATGAACATGACTGACCGACAGGAGAATACATGAGCAAACGCAAGCCACTGGTCGGGCGTCCACCGGTTGATCCGGAGGTCAAGCGCTCTCGCGGCGTCACCGTCTGGCTCACCGAGAGCGAGTACACCAAGGTGCAGGCGCTGGCCGAGCATGGGAACCTGAGCATGAGCGCCTGGTTTCAGCTGGCGTTGGTGACGACGTGACCCTTCTTGAGTTCTTCCTGATCTGGGCGTTCTCGATCGCGGTTGGCCTAGCGGTCTGGCATGGGGCACTACGCCGAGAAGAGGACCGAGACGACGAGGGATGCGGGTGCGACTGTGACGATGAGAGCTGGCCATGAGCGAGGGCGTTGTCACGGCCAGCGATGTCGGCGCCATCAAGTTCATCGTGCGCCTAGCTGAGGCGTTGAGCTATGCGATGAGTCGCATCGACGATCTCGAGTACCGGCTTGGTCAGCGATGAACGAGGGGAAGCTTCGCGCGATCGCCCGGAACGTCGGTCGACCTTACGAGGAGGTGCGAGAGTTCTGGGAGGAGCGTACTGCGATCCGACATCTCGATGGAGGTCTTCCGCTCAAGGTCGCCGAGTCCGAGGCGTACTTCGACGTCGCGAACACACTGGGGAGTCGGTGATGCCGCGCCTGCTCGTCGTCCTGCTCGTGGTGTTGTGTTGCGTGGTGCATTGCCAGCACCTGCGAGCGCCCGCGGGCTGGTACATGACCAGGGCGCGACAGGATGGTTCCTACCAGATCGCGCCGGTGCTCGGTCGACCGCAGGATGACCTCGAGGATGCGAAACTTAGGCGCGATCTGGATGGACCAGAACCTGTATCTGGCTTGCTACATTGTACTGGTGCGACCTTGCATCAGAATGGGACAAGCGTATGGTGTCAACGATGAGAAAATTCGCGATGCTACTGATGGTGTGTTCATGTATGCAGACATCCACTCAGGGGGAGAGTGACACGAACAAGAAAGAGGACTTCGCGATCGCCGCCGCGATGCTCGCGGAGTTCACGGGGGTCACTGACCCCAATCTAGTGGCCTGCGGGGAGGACGGCCAATGCTGCGCGGTCGTCAGCGGAGGCGTGTGCTGCTGCAACCCACGAACAGGTTGCACCTGCAGCATCCTAATCCCGGTCCTTCCCGATGGCGGAGGTGACGACCCGTGCATCTCCGACCCGATCGCACCGGGCGGTGAGCCGCTGCCCGACCCCGATGCGCTCTGTCACCCTGGTGATGGGACGCGTGGTCAGGCCACGCTCAACGCGGCGAGTAACGCAGCTCGGCGTGCCGGGCTCTCGCTCGGGCAACGACCGTTGGTATCGTCAGTGGATTGTACGCGTCAGGAGGATGGGAACTACTCCTGCACGGTCGACTGGGATCTCAACGATGGGACGCCCAGGTTTGTCCGTGGCCTCTGCCTGATAGACCTCGCCAACAGCACCTGGTGCTCGGCCTTCTGGTGCGAGCGCCACGATGCTGGGTACACCTGCACCCTCATCCCATGAGCGCGCGAGTGGAACGGATCCGGCTCCACCTGTACTTCACGCCGTGCGCCAACTGCGCAAGCCTGGCCCGCAATGGGGTCGATCGCGTCAACGGTCGTTTGTTGCTACGTGACGGCGTTGCCCACATGTTCAGGCAGTCCGAGATCGCGCTCTGCGACGGGTGGAGCGGGTGGTACAGTGTCATCAAGGAGCAATGACCCGCCACCGTGCTCCCATGAGATCGAGGCCCTCGACGATCCCGGTCATGCCTTCTCGTTTGCTGCGCGCGAGGCGCGATCTACGCCCAGCGCTCCCCGATTTTGTTGCTTCACCGGTCGTCAAGTGGGTCGGTGGCAAGACCAAGCTCCTGCCCGCGCTGATCGAGCGGATGCCCGATCAGTTCGAGCGCTACTACGAGCCGTTCGCCGGGGGCGCCGCGATGTTCTTCCGGATCGCCCCGGAGCGCGCGGTGCTCGCGGACTCGAACCCCGACCTGATCGGGCTCTACACTTGCCTCACCCGCGACGTGGCCGCCGTGATCCGCAAGCTCGAGCACCACCGCTCGGCGCACTCCGAGTCGCACTACTACACCGCGCGCACGCGATGGAACGATCGCGAGCGGTCGTGGACCTCGGCCGACCGCGCGGCGACCTTCATCTACCTCAACAAGACCTGCTTCAACGGCCTGTGGCGGGTCAACCGATCCGGCGCGTTCAACGTGCCGATCGGCCGCTACACCGATCCGCCGATCTGCGTGCCCGAGGCGCTGCACGCGGCGAGCACGGTGCTCGGTCGCGCGACCCTGCGCTGCAGCGACTACCAGACCGCGGTGGCCGACGCGCGCCGCGGCGACTTCATCTACTTCGATCCGCCCTACGATCCGCTGACCCAGACCGCGAGCTTCACGAGCTACACCACGGGGTCGTTCAGCGGCGAGCACCAGCGCGAGCTCGCCGCCACGGCGCGGCTGCTCGTCGCGCGCGGCTGCCGGGTGATGCTGTCCAACAGCGACACGCCGTTCATCCGCTCGCTCTACAAGGGCTTCCACATCGATCGCGTGAAGTGCAGCCGCGCCATCAACTCGAACGCATCCAAGCGCGGCGACGTCGACGAAGTCATCGTGACCGGCGGCTACTGAACGACCTCGGCGATGGGTCGCCGATGAAGTCGAAGGCGCTCGATTTCCTCGTCCCACGCCGCCGCCGCGTCGGCGTCACGTTCGCCGTCCAGGCTGCGGGTCAACTCGCGGGCGAGCTTCGCCCCCTCCTCGGCAGGAAGCCGGAGGAGCTCGGTACTGAGAACTAGCTTGACAACCTCCTGATCTCGTGTGCCTTATGGAGCATGCGCGATCAGGTTCCGCGTTCTGGTACTACGTTAGGGCGTCCATCATGGGACAGCTTCCTTGAGCGGTCGGCATGGGAGCGGGCCTGGGGGCATCAAATAACTGGCACCCAACCGAAGTGCATCGCTGATGCCTCGGAGGTTCATGAGCGCCAGACCTGGCGTGACGTTTGGGGTGTGAAGTGACCCGGTACCCATTCGAGGGGATCTTCGACGACATCACCCGGGCCAAGCTGAAGCAACCCGATCCGCCCAAGCCCCGCGCAACTCAGGAACAACTCGAACGGACCATCGCGCGGCTCTCGACCGCTGCGGGGGCGGTGCAGCCGGACCTCGTGACGCCGTTGTCCAAGGCTGAACTGGAGAGCGGGAATTCCCCTGGGTGGAGCCCGGCCATCACGAGCACGGAATGCACACCCCGGCCGCGGTACGGTGAGTCTAAGGCCAAGTTCGAGCGTCGCATGGCCAGCTACGGAATGTCCATGGCGGCCCTACGGAAGGAGGTGAACCAGCGCAACCGAAAGGCTGCCCTCCGCTCTCAGGAAGCGTTTGCGAGCGAAGCCTTTCCGCTCGGTGTGGCCTACTGGACGCAGTGCGCATGCGGGTTCTGTGGCCTCAAGGTGGGTGACCCGGAGCTAGCGCGCCGGGAATACGATGCGCACCCATGTGCTGCTGAGGACGTCGGCAACCGGGCGGTGGAGCGCGCGGTAGCGGAGCTCGACAAGGGCACCGTGACGAAGCGAACCACGATGCTGCTGCAACCTAGCGAGACTCTCGCTGAGGCCGAGGTCAACCGGTCCACTGCGACAACCACAGATGAGACGGCGCAGCGCATGGCGTTGCTCGAGGGGATCCCGAAGTGAGCACATCCGACGAGAGCGCGGCTCGGTTCTTGGCGCTGCGAGAGCAACGCGAGAAGCGCGAGACCAGCGCCCCGACTTCGGTGTTCAGGGTATCAAGGACTCGTAAGCCACCAACGCGACCAGCTACCGATCCGCAATGGCATCCCGATCCGTGGGGCTACATCCGCAAGCACAGCCCCGGAGCACAGGATGCCTGGGACTGTCAGGTGGGAATACCGATCGATGGGTTCGTGCTGGCCATGTGCGCGGTCGGTCCCACAGCTACCGAGAAGGCGTGCTGGGCTGCAAAGGAGCGCGCGGTCCCCTGCCAGTGCCGGGAGTTCGTGGATGGGATCTGGAGGCTACGACCATGAGCCTACTCCCTCTTAACGTGACGGTAGCGAAACTGTTACCCGAAACCGGGTCCGAGTGGTGCGAGTTGGCGATCCACATGGGAGCTACCCGGCCCGAGCGCTGGACGCCGTTTCGCGCTGATCGCTGGGATGGTTCCGGGTTCACGGTTCGGTCGCTGTCCGAGGCGTTTCAGCGTCATGCGACGGCCGTACGGGTCGCAGCCAACCTCACGCCAGAGCAACGGGAAGCTCTGTGGGCAGACCCCAGCCCAGAAGCGGCGGAGCTTCGCCGGGTGATGCGATGAGCGCCTACGACACCGTTGATCGTGAGCCGCTCTGGTGGGTTCGCGTGTACTGCGAGGTGCCGATGGACGAACTCACACCCATCATGTTCTCGCTAGGAGATCGTGAAGCCCGGAGATCGGATGGCGGCCGTGACTTTCATGTTGAGTACCTGTCAACCGATGATGCAATCCGGATTGCGACGGCGCTACTCGAGGCGGTCAAGAAGGTCAAGCATCAGATCAAGGTTGATGCGGTGCTGCGATGATCCGGGGCCCTCGTCTAACGGACCAGCCATACATCGCCTCGACCTGGGCGCGATCGATGCTCGGGATGCACGCCAGCCAGCGGCACGGCACGATGCGAACGGGGCGCCAGATCGGCCACGTCATCGACGCTGTGCTTGACCGTCCTGACACCCGCGCGCTGCTCTGCGTCAAGGACTTCGATCACGACTACATCGTGGGCTACGTGCTCTACGCTGAGGGACCCGCGGTTCCGCTGGTTCACTGGCTGTACTGTCGTGACCACGATTCCGATGGCCGTCCGCTGCGAGGCCAGGGCGTTGCGGCCGAGCTCCTCAAGCGCATCAACGTGGACCGGTCGAAGGCTGTGATCTGCACAAGCACCGGTCCGTCCTCTGAGTCCATGCGCGGTCGGTACCGCGCCAGCGTCCACGTTCCGCTCACCGAATTTCTCACCCCAGGAACCCCAGGAAAATGAATTACGAACTCTTTGGAGACCTTCTGCTCGTGCGCGTCCTAGCCACGGGAAACAAGACTCGAGGTGGACTGATCATCCCCGAGATGGCGATCGACAACACGCCTTGGCAGCGCGCTGAAGTGGCAGCTGCAAGCGAGGGTTGGCACAACGCTAACGGGATTCTCATCTCGATGCCGGTGAACGTCGGTGACGTGATCATCTTCTTCCGACAGTCGAAGGGGCAAATCGTGTTTCCCGTCGACTCCGAGGAGATGCTACTGATCCGCTTCGCCGACGTCGGAATGCGCGTCCGGGACCTCGACAAGGTATCGTCCCTCGTGAGCCCGCATGATGGGCAGAGGATCACCATCCAGTGAGCGAAATCTACCGCGTGAAGTTCAAGGAGCTGGTCGACATTGGCGGGATCCCACAGCAGTACTGGGATAAGGGAAACCCAGCGAGCTCGGCAACGGCCGGAAAGATCACCGCGCGCATGGGAGATCCGTCGAGGGGCGAACGCCCTGGGAGCGTCATCCTGGAGCACCGGATCGTCCCGACCGATCACTACGACGCGATCGTTCCCGAGGCGAACATCGCGCAGATTTTCATGCGCGGCGAAGCGAAGCCGCAAGGGGGGAAGAAGTGAGGGACACCCTAAAACAATTGTTCGAGAAGATAGAGGACTGGACGACGTCGTACTGTGAGCGCAACCTCAGGCTACCGGACAACCTCGTCTTCGTGGTGAGCGGGTTCGATGTTTCCGAGCCATGCACGCTAGGTACGCAATTCGGTAGGGTCAAGCTGGTACCGGACGCTCTCGCTCCAAGCGGGTACCTCTGTGAGATGCTGGAGTGCCCGAAGTGCGAGATCCGTTGGTGGCTTGGACACGACATGACGAACCACTACTGCCCCACGAAGCGCGTTGGCTACCGACCGCTACATCCAACGACCCATAGCAGGGTGCTCAGAATCCACTCCGAGGGAGGGAACCTTATCCTGGAAACCGATTGGACCGAGGCAGGCGACGTGAAGATGAACCAACCGGAGATTCCGGATGGTTCGGTCACAATTCGTGACCCGCTGTCACCAGCGGTCACCGGCCCGCTGGACGTCGAGTACGACGGCCAGACGTTGCGCAACCTGTTGTCCTGGGATCAGCGCAACCGAGCCGAGACCGGAGGGCCAAGGGCGTGTCGCCTGATCATGTCTGACATCCAGCGCGCCGCGGTCAGCGCGCACTGGTCCGCTGAGCTCCGTGCCAAGGTCGCGGCGAGCTCGGCGGCCAACGTCGAGCACAAACAAAACCAGGTCATGATGCCCCTCGACGCGGAGGACTGCGAATGGTGAACGCGAAGCGAGCCATCGAACGGTGTGAGCAACTCTCCGAGTTAGGTCTTCCACCGCCGTGGTCAAATCCGCGAGCCTTGCAGCGCTGGCGCAGGGCGTACCTACGAATCATGGCGCTGGAGACTACGTCCAGTTCCGGGTGGAACGACGAGGTGCTGCGCGAGTGCTACCCGAAGTCGGTGATCCAGGAGATGTCATACCGACCAAATCCATTGCTCGCCAGGCATCCGAAGTGCTCAACCTGAACCCAAGCGGAAAATGCATCGGTCCGACCAAGTCAGGTTGCCCCTACCAGGCGGACGCGAGACCATCTCGTGTCGAGGATGGCATCGAGACGATGTTCTACCACTGCGCCCGGTGCTACCCGGTATACTGCGCGAAGTACGAAACCCAGGAGTGAACATGCCCAAGCGAACGCAAGACGCTCAAGATCAGATCTCGACCGCCCGAGACATGCCCGCGAACTGGACCAGCGGGACCGGCATGAACCGGGGTAAGAACGCCGCGCCCGAGTCCGAGGCCTGCAAGGACGCCGAGCGACCTACGCCGGCTCATCCTGGCGCGCCCAGCAAGCTCCCGGGGTACGGGCGATGAGCGACAAGCCGGACTACGCCACGCGCACGGTGGCCAAGCGTACCCCCGAGGCCAAGGAACAGATCGCCGCTGCCAAGGTGATGCCTGGCAACGCTGACCCCGAGATGTCGTCGGATCCCGCGGAAACACCAGAGGCCTTCACCGCGAGCCTCCCGGTCAAGGGGCGACCCGGGATCCCAGGCGTTCTCCCTGGGACCACGTTCGGGAAGGGTCGGGAGAAATGAGCGACAACACGGCTGAGGTTGAGAGAATGACCAGCCTACCCAAGCGAGACGCGCACACCGCAAGCCTGATCGAGGCGGCGCGTGGGGTTCCGCTCGATGCGGAACTCGAGGCTCAACTCTCGGACGCCCATATGCAGCAGACCGCCGCGGTTCGCGAGATGGGGAGCTCCTTCGCGAAGGCACTGAAGGAGGTCGACTATGCTGTGGATCATTCGATTCGGCTGGACTCCATCGACAAGTTCCGCGGTATGGACCGTGACCCGACGGTGACTCTTTCTGGACCGGAGGCGGTAGCGTACCTAGCGTTGAGCGAGGCAAGCCGTATGGCTCTCGAGGCTCAGAACGCGCACGCCGAGGCCAAGGCTGCGCTGCACAAGGCCATCGAAGTGCTTTGCAGGGCAATGGTCCCTGGACCAGCCAACGACGTCCCAGAACGCAAGCCCGGTTCCGGTCGCGGAGACGAGTGATGACCGTGTCATCCGAGTCACCTCCGAACGATGAAGACATCCGCACGCTCGGTGCGATCCACGTCGAGATGTACGACGGGCGCACGTTCTGTGGTTCGCGCGGGCATGCACTCAAACAGGACGCCTGGCATCGCGACCCAACGAACATCCAGAAGGCGACATGTGACCAGTGCTTGCTCCGCATCGTGATGTGTGGGGATTCAGCGAACATCGCGCTTCGCCTGCAGGGCAAAAAGGTCGACATCATCGATGTGGACAGCGCGAGTCTCGCGGAAAACTGAAAGGGCATGCCGATCGATCGCGACCGGGCGGCACGACTTCTAGCCGAGCGCAAGCTGCGTCAGGAACGGGGCAAAGTATCGGACGACTTCACCGTGGAGTGGTTCCCCGAACAACGCGCGTTCTATGAGGACTCGGCTCGGTTAACGGCAGCTGTCTGCGGACGTCGAGCTGGTAAGACCCGCGGCGGCAACCGGGATTTCGTCCGCGATGCTATGCGGACGAAGCACGGACGTTTTTTGTATTTGAACAGCACGCGGGCGGAGGCGCGCAAGCTCGCGTGGATCGGAGCGCGCGGCGACGGGATGAAGTCGCTCGTTGAGCGGCACAAGCTGAACGCGATCCCGAACGAGACCGAACTCACGATCCACTTTCCTGATCTGGACAGTTGGATCTACCTGATGGGCGCCGATGATGAGTCAGGTGTTTCCCGCGCGCTCGGTCTGCCATATCACAAAGTGTGGTGGGACGAAGCGCAGAAGATTCCGACGAAGCTCGAGGACACCATCCGCGACGTCCTGATGCCCACGCTGCTCGACTACCGCGGTCGGTTGCGGCTTACCGGAACGCCGGTACGCAACATGAGCGGATTGTTCTGGAAGGTAACTCAACCGACGCTCAAGGCGCGGCTCAAGAATTGGTCCGTGCATCACTGGAACCTCATGGCAAACCCGTTCTTCGGTCGGGCCATGTTGAAGAACGGTGATTGGTACGTGATAGCTGGCGTAGAGGAGGTGATCAGCGGACCGCATCTCGAGGGCGAACTGTCGGCGGAAATCATGGGCGCGCGCCACGTGCGCGGGATGCTCGACCTACAGGAGTTGCTTGGCGGATCAGATGTCGCCCCGCTCGACTCCCCCACGATGCTTCGCGAGGGGTTCGGGGAGTGGGTCCACGAGGACAGCAACCACGTGTATGCCGCGCACAAGGTGCCGCTGCACGAGCTCTGCTACGCGCCAGCCCGGACCCGCCCGGATGGCTTCCCGGACATCGAAGCGGCGATGCGCGACCTGCCTGGGTTCACGGAGGGTCGGCAGTACTTCTGTGCGTTCGGCAATGACCTAGGAACCCGCGACCCATACGCGTTCGTGCTGTGGGCATGGTCCCTCAAGGATCCAGTTCTGTACGAGGTGGCATCGTTCTCGAGGTCCGGCCTCGACTACGATCAGATGGGCTCCTACATGATCGAGGTCCGCGAAAGCGTGGTCATCTCTATCACGGTGGCGGATGCGGGAGGCGGGGGGAAACCGGCTGTCAAGGGGTGGTCGAAGACCTGGGTTGACCGGTACAAGCTGCCTGTCATAGAGGCGGAAAAGTCAAACAAATACGGCGCAGTACAGATGCTCAACACCGACATCTTGAACGGAAGAATCAAGGTCCGCGAGGGCGGTGTGCTACTCGGCGAGTGGCTCGTGCATCACTGGTCAATCCTCGTGTCGGCCACTGGGAAGATGGTCGAAGACCCGACCACGCCGAACCATGCATCCGATGCTGGTCTCTACGCCCACCGGCACAGCTACCATCACCGGTTCCGGCCAGAAGCAAAGAAAATCCTTCCAGGTACCGCGGAATGGGTGCTACAAGAGGAACGAGAACTTGAGCAGGCGAACTGTGAGCAAGACGACAGAGGACCATACGGTGGCTATGGAGCTTACCGGTGACGCCGCACAGGTCTGCGCGGTGTTGTCCTGGGTGTCCGGCGCTGGGATGCAGGTCGCGTCTGTGACGGTAGGGACATGCCATGTCGAACTCCGTCAGCAGATCGCGCCAGAGAGGGAGCCCCGACTAGAGGCAAGGCGCGGCGGGATCTACGATGACGCCATGAGCCCCGAGATCAAGGCAATGCTCGAAGACTCGGGGATCCCGGTTGGGGAACTGCAACCCGCGGTAGGTCGGAGGTGAGCGCAATGCTGGCTACCATCGATGAGCACACGGCGATGAAGGTCGACCGGGACCGGAAGGTCCACGGCGCCGCGTTCGCGTGCGTCTTACCAGACGGGTGCATCGTGCACGTGCCGGCTTCCGAAGTGCTTCCGTGTATCAGTTCGTCGCTCGTCCAGCGTCTCGAGTCGATGACCGGAGAGCGCGTCCATCGCACCGCCAAGGCGACGCGGTGATCTGCATCGCCGGCGGGCCGCGCACGGGCAAGACGACGCTGGCGATGCAGCTGGTTGGCGACTCGACCGTGACCGACTGGGGCACGCCGTCGGCGACGTTCGGCGGGCCACGTCGATCGGAGCTGTTCGTCCGCCACACCGACGACCTGATCGGCAAGCTCGACTGGTCTGCAGCGTCCGCTGAGGTTGCCACATGGCTCGACGAGGACGGCCCGTGGATTATCGAGGGCGTGGCCGTGTCGCGCGCCCTGCGGAAGTGGCGCGACCAGCATCCCGGTGAACGTCCGCCGGTGGACCGCGTGATCCGGTTGACGACGCCGCACGTCGCGCTGTCCAAGGGGCAGGCCGCGATGGCCAAGGGCGAGGAGAGCGTCTGGCAGGAGATCGAGGACTGGCTGCATGCGGACGGCGTTGGCATCATCGGCTGTCCGAGATGCGGCAAGCGATGGCTGTCATGCGACGGCCACCGCCATGACGAACATGCACCCATGACAGCGCCCCAGCGGCCGCGCTCGTCCATGTCTGAAACGTAAGCCCAAAGACGTCGCCGATCAGCGCCCTGGTCGCGCTGTAGACGAACCCGAGCCGACTCGCGACGGGCGCCGGTGGTGGCGACTCGAGGGTGTCGATGCAGCGGCTTGCCTGTGGAACTGGTCTGATGTTCGTCGCGCGTATCTTCGCGGCTACCACGCGATGGACCTGATCCATGAGGCTATCTACGAGGGGCGACCAGTCGGGCGACGGCTAGGCACTGCCGCGATGGATTTCCTTCGCGCACAGTCGAAAGCATCCAGCTACCTGAACATCCTCCAGTCCATGGTGGACACGGTGGTTAGCCGTATCGGCAAGCACCGGTCGATGCCGATCATCGGCTGTGATGACGCCGAGTACAGCGAGAAGTTGTACGCGCGCCGCGCCAGCCGTGTGATGCGTCGCAAGCTGGGGACCCCGCAGATCGAACGGATGCTACCGTCGATGATGCGCGACGCAGTGATCCGTGGGGATGGATTCGCCGAGGCGATCCGTTGGGGCGGGGATGTCACACCTGAACAGTTCCCCCGGTCCGAACTCGTGTTCGATGATGGGGAACCGCGCCACAACGGGTGGCCCAAGACCATCGCCCGTGTACGGCTGATCGATCGCGATCAGCTGTGCGCGATGTACCCGTCGGAGGCGAAGCGCATCCGCGACCTTCCACCTGCCACACGCGATGTCTGGGCACCATACGACTACGATGCGCCGATCGATCCTGATCAGGTTGAGGTTGTGAAGGGGTGGCGGTTGCCCTCATACCCTGGAGCCGAGGATGGACGTCGGGTGATCGCGATCCGCGATCGTGGGGGGCCGCTCGATGAACGCCCGTGGGACCGGATGCGGTATCCCATCGCGCGCATTCAGTGGACCCCGTCCTTGCGCGGGTTCCTCGGGATCGGACTCGTGCAACAGCTCGCAGGCAGCCAGAACAAGGTGAACGAACTGTGGACCGATCACCAGGAGGCCCTCTACTGGGGGAGCTCCCTGAAGATCTTCAAGCAACGCGGCAGCGAGGTGAACGACAACCATCTCCGCGCTCGACACCCTGCCATCGTCGAGTACGACGGGGCCAAGCCGGATTATGAGGCACCGAATCCGGCGAGCACGCAGGCGATGGACTCGTTGCGCTGGCTGATCCAGGAGATGTACGAGATCAGCGGAATCTCGCAGGCCAGCGCCGCGAGTAAGAGCCCGCTCGGTCCGAACGCATCTGGCAAGGCGCTCGACACGATGGACGATATCCAGAGCGACCGGTTCGGTCAGTTCGATCTGCAGTACTCCATGGCGCGCGTCGACGTCGGTCAGTGCACGCTCGATGAGGCCAAGGATCTGGCGATCGACGCCAAGAAGGACGCCGATTTGAAGGGTGCGCTCGTATCCTGGATCGACGAGATCGATTGGAAGAAGTTCGACTTTGACGGAGGCGGGTACCACCTCGCGATCGAACCGGAGAACTTCATCCCCGGGACGCGCGCCGGCAAACTGGATGCACTGCAGGACATGGCCAAGATCCCGGGATTCCTGAACAACCCGCTGATCACAGCGTCTTTGTTCGAGGAGCCAGACCTCAGCGCAGCGAACCGCCATTTGCTCGGGCCCATCCGGGCACTACAGGCCGTCGCGGAAATGCTGGGCGATCTCACCGTACCGCTCGAGGATTGCGTCCCCACCCCATACATGCTCTCGCCTCCGGGTCTCGCGCTCGAGGTCATCAAGGGCGAGCATGACAACGCGTTCGCGGAGCGAGCCGATGACCGTTACCTGAGTCGCTACCGATGGTTCCTCCAGATGCTGGATGGGGAAGAGAAGAAGGCTGCGCAGCCTGATCCGAATATGCCAGCTCCCGGTGGTCCGCCGCCTGGGGCTCCCGGTCCGGGGCCTGGCGCACCGCCGCCCGGAATGATGCCTGGGGGAATGGGTCCGCCCGGTCCGATGGGGCCAGCTGGACCGCCCGGGATCCCTGATTTGATGGGCGGAGGTGCTGCGCAGATGGCGGCTGGAATGAATCCGATGATGCTTGCCCAAGGAGTTTCGTGATGCCGAGCGACGATAGCGATTACGAGCCAGCAGTTGAGGCACCGACGCCTGCGGTCGAGGCATCCGAAGCCCCCATCGTTCCGGTCGAAAAGATCGGGGCGATCGACAGCAACGCTATCGATGACCCACAGGCTGGACCGCGCGCCCCTCGTGTGTGGTCCGGTAAGAGCCGGGAGGCGTTTCGCAAGGTCGTTGAGCTTGGCGGAGTCGGAGAAGAAGCCGAGCTGGAGCCCATGGGGGCGGAGCCCGAGGCGGTAACCCCGGCAGCTACTCCGGCGGCGGTAGCGCCAAGCGTAGTTGCAGCGCCCGTTTTGGCCGTTGCCGCCGCTCCCGTCGTTCCGGTTGCACCCCCGCCTGGGATGCCTGCCCTGCCATCCGTTCCGCTTCCAGCCATTCCAGGGGTCGCCCCGGCTGCCCCTGCGCCAGACCCCAAGCTGGCAGAGCGTGAGGCCGCAATAGCCGCCCGCGAAGCTCTGCTCGTAGAACGAGAGAAGTTGCTGCCGGACCGCACCGCTCTAGTGGAGCGACCGGCCGATGCCATCATGGGCTGGCTTCGAGACATCCATGGCTCAACCGATGATGGCGAACTCAAGACGGCGCTTACCGACCTTGTAACCGAACTCAGCGAGCGAGGACTCGGGGTCAAGCTGCCCGACGAGGTCAAGACTCAGCTCGAATCCCGCAAGGGTCTACGCGCTCTCAAGGCGTACAAGGCTCAGCTTGACCAACGCGAGGCCAAGTTTGGGGAGCTGACCAAGGCGCAACAGAAGGCAGCGGCCGAGGCGGCAGCGAAGGTAGAGCAAGAGCGCCAGGTGGAGGCGTACGTCGCCAACATCGGTCAGCTGATCGCCCCGGCGCGCGCTCAGCATCCGTATCTCCATGACCTCGATATCACCGAGGGGATCCCAGCCGAGGCGATCGTTTTCGATGTGCTCAAGGCTCAGCAGGAGCTCGGCCAGAAGCCAGATCTTGCGACGGCCACCGAGCACGCAAACAACTTCTACAAACGCAAGTTCGATGCGGCGGCCAAGGTGGTCGCCCGCTATCAGACACCGGCGCCACAGGCCCCGGCAGCAGCTAAGCCAGCGACGTCACCAGGTGGAGCAACAGGTCCCGCTCCGACGAAGCCAGCAGCGCAAGCAGCCAAGGAGCCCGTCTGGGATCCATCGGATCTACCGATGGACGGTCAGACGCGCCGTAGGGCTAGCCTCGCGAAATTGGTTGCGAAGGCGAAGTCCCGAGGCGCTAGCGCCTAACCCATTCGTCACATCAAGGGACCACACACATGGCAGTCACTGACCTCTCCGTACTCGATCCAGTCGTCAAAGAGCATTACAGCCCGTTCGAGATCGCTCGGATGGCGATGCAGAAGAACAAGGCGACCGGCATGCTCGCCAAGTCGCAGAAGAAGACCAACGTAGGCGGTCGCGAATGGGTGCAGCCCATCATGACCGCATTGCCCGGTGGCGGATCGTCGACATTCAGCGTCGCGGTCACCAACGCGCAGAACAACACGTCCAGCTACAAGAACTTCAACGTCACCCGGAAGTCGCACTATCGGATCGCCAAGGTCGACAACCAGGCCATCGAGGCAACCGCGACCGGCGACGAGGATGCGTTCGAGTCTGCGTTCGATGAGTTCGACAACTCCATCGAAGCCGAGGGCAACTACATCAACTTCCGATTCTTCAGGACGGCAGCGGGCGAAGTCGGTCAGCTTGATGGCGTGGTCAACGTGGCCACGGTCAACCTCGCGTTCGCTGACATCTCGTCCATGTGGGGCATCCGGCAGGGCGAGCAGATCGTCGCTGGTGCCGCTCTCGGTGGCGCGCTCCGCAACGCCGGTGCGGTACTCACTATCGCCACGGTCACCCGGGTGACCGGTGCGTTCACCACGACGGTGGCCGGTACGACCGGAATCGCTGCGCTGGTGAACACGGATTTCATCTACCTGAATGGCGACATCCCCGCGGCCGGAGGATTCCTGGCAGCGTCCGGCGTCTCCGACTGGGTCCCGGATACGGCGCCCAGCGCAACCCTGTTCTACGGCGTTGACCGGACCCAGGAGATCGACTTCCTTTCCGGGATCCGCATCGTTGGCTCCGGTGGAAACTCGGTGGCCAACCTGCTCGTCGATGCCGTGGCCGCGAGCCAGAACATCGGCGGCGACCCGGACGTGGTCTGGATGAATCCGATCACTTTCGGGACCCTCACGAAGCAGATGGAAGGCAAGTGGATCGTCACGTCGGCGGTCGGCTACGACGGCGTGAAGATGGCGACGGTCGGGTTCAAGGGGTTCTCTGTGAACCTCAACGGAACCGACCTGACGCTCTACACGGACCAATGCTGCCCCGTGAAGCGCATCTACGTCCTGACGTGGTCGACGTGGTGCATGTTCTCCGCTGGTCCAGCCCCCAACTTCCTCCAGAAGCGTGCCGGGTCGATCATCAAGGTCTCGGAAGGCAACGACGGCTATGAGGCGCGTGTGGGCGAGTATTTCAACTTCTCGTGCAAGGCACCCGGCTACAACGTCGTGATCACACTGCCGTAAGGAGCACCAGATGAACCGAAGTGAAAACCAAGCGTTCGGGATGCCATCCGAGAGCATCTTCTTCTACGCGAAGCTGCAGGGGGCAGGTGCAGCTGCCCCCGTACGTGCGCCTACCACGTTCTCGGCGACGTCGTCGGCTGGCTACATGGCGGCGTCGAACAACTTCGTGTCGCTCACCGCCACGGACATCACGCGATCCGGCGTGGGTGCCTACACGGCAAAGTTCATCGACTCACTTCCTGTCGTGAACTACATCGAGGGAATGGTCTGGGCAACGACCGGCGCGGCTGCATACAAGGACGTGTTCATCACGGACTACAACCCGACAACTCGAGTGATCACGTTCGGTGTGAACCTCGCGACGTCCGGCGCAGCGGTTGACCTGTTGTCTACCGACTTCCTCACCTTCCGAATGGAAGGTCAGAAAAACTCCCCGGTCTACTAGCCCATGGCCTACACGCGTACCTTCGCTCAGCTATCGCTAGCCGTCCAACAGGTCGGCTCGTGGGAGAACTCCACCGACATCACGCCGGACGTTCTCCTGCAGGCGCTGAACTACGGGCTACTCGAAGGCTACGCGTTGATGGTGAAGGCGTGGCGCGACTACTACACGCTCGACACAACCTTCGCGATCGTCGCTGGGACGGCGTCCTACCCGCTGGCGACGATCGCGCCCAACTTCTACCAGCTTCGCCATCTAGACGTCTCGTCCGATGGCGTTCGCTTCCGCCGATGCCTGCCGCACGACCTATCCGGGTCCTATCGCTACAGCGCGGTCCCGGCGACGTCGATCAGCAGGCTGCGCTACCGGATGCAGGGGGCGAACTTGGTGTTCGTCCCGGTCCCACCGGCCGGAACCGCTCGTATCTTCTGGATCCCCCTCCCGGTCCAGTTCGCGAACATCGCCGACACCACGGCGGTTACGTTCGACGTGCCTGCAGAGGAGCTCGTGGTGGTCTACTTGGCTCAGAAGTTCTGCCTAGATCGCAGCGAACTCAGCACCACGAGCGTTGAGCGCGACATCGCGAGAGCGATCATGGGGCTGCGCTCTGACGCCAGCAACCGTGATGCCGACCAACCGGTCTACCTAGACCCCAATGGGCCTCCGCGAGATTCTCGAGTCCTTGGCTACAACGACGACGATGGAGGTTGGTGATGCCTACCTCTAGGCCCGCTCGTCCTACCTCTCGTCCTCGTCAGTTCGCCCCTGTCAGCGGCGATGCACAGACCAGGCAGATCATCCAGAGCGCGCAACGTGCAGCTGACCAGCTTCGGGATCGCTCGGTCGTCACGGTAGATCTCATCGTCGGCGACAACGTCATCAACCACGGGCTAGGTCGCAAGCCGAGCGGGGCGACCGTCACGCCGACCGTGGCCAACGCGGCCTGGGCCTGGTCGCTCAAGAGCGCGACCGGTTCGCAGATGACGCTTACGTGCATCGGGGTCGCTCAGCCCGGAGCCACAGTGGAGGCGTTCTAGATGCCGCAGTCACCGTCCAGCAACATGCTCATCGTCTGGCCATCGGACCTCTCCGATGCTGACGTATGGGCGCCGATCATGGACACCGCCATCCGGACCACGGTGGATGGCCACGATCATTCGTCCGGCAAGGGTGTGCGAGTACCGTCCAACGGCCTGAACATCAACGGTGACGTCACATGGTCCAGCGGTGGGTCCCAGTGGGCCATCACGGATCTGCGAGCCATCGACTTCTCCCCCCAGGCGGCGAGCACGGTAACCTCGCTGGCTGGCGCCCTATTTTTGAATTCTGCGGACAACGAACTCTATTATCGAACGTTCGGCGGGGTCAACTTCAAGGTTACTGCCGGTTCGGCGCTGAACGTTGCCGCGTTCACCGGCGGGATCGGTGGCGACTACGCCGCAACCGGGGCGCTCGTGGTGTTCGATGACGCGACCGATAGCTACTGGTTCCAGCAGCAGGTGGGAGCATCGGTTCGCCAGTACGCTCGCATGCGAAGTTCCGACGTTGACCTGTACGAGTTCAAGGCGAACCCGGCGGCGGGAGTGCCGACGAATCGCGTAAGACTGGCCAGCCCAGCAGCCCTAGCCGCGAGCTACGCCGTGACCTATCCGACGGCTCTTCCTTCGGTGCAGAATGTCATCCAAATGACTTCTGCCGGGCAATTAGTCGCAGACAATACTATAGCAAACGATCTCGCTCTAGCTACTAATAAGAGCGTTACGGCTAGCGGAACCGGAAGATTCAAGCACGGCACCCGAACATTGGTGATTAGTACATACGATTTCGTAACAAGCGGCGGTACCCGGGTTTTGGGCGGGGCGCTAACCGGCAATCCGCTTTTGACCGGATACGCCTGTGGCATACTGCTAGCTTCTGGGAAGAGAATACTAGCCGTTCGTCTGTTTATCCAAGATAGTGCTACTGGTCCGACGACGTACTCGTTTTCAGTAGCCAGCGTCACCTCCGTAGGGACAGCAACCACTATCGCCACATCGGCGGCATCATCCGGGGCGGGTACCAATCAGACACTGCAAGTTACTGGACTAACAACTACGGTAGTCGCTGGCACTAACTACTCTATTTTTATCACGAATATAGCCGGTAACGGGTCCAGCAAACTCTATGGAGCGGAGGTGGATTTTGATGACCCGTAGATCTCGGCATTCATTAGAGATTCAGCGCTATGGTAACACAATCCCTCCATTCACGCATATCGGAGATCCACCTATCGAGATCGATCCAGTGAGTCTGGGGAATCGCGAAATATGGCTCCGCGTCAACCACGAAACGGATGGACCATGCCGGCTCTATCGGGGCCGATCCGCAATTGAGCATGGGGCGAGCTGGTGTATGGATGACCACATGAGCTGGCATGTCGGGCTCATCGGTATGCCCAATCGTCCAGCATCCACACATGATGAGGGTGAGAGCAATCGTGACTCTGTACATGATGGCATCATAGGGGCGGCTAGCGCATTTGTCAACACCGCAATCGAGCGCGGCGCCCCATGACCATCACCCCCGCTCCGTTAGCGATCCAGTTCTCGGGCGGCGTTGATACGCGAACCGAGGCGAAGCAGACTCCGACCACGAAGCTTCTAGACCTGCAGAACTGTGTTCTCACGAAGCTTTCCACGCTAAGCAAGCGAAACGGATACCGCGCGCTATCGACGCAGATCCAGGACGGTGGTGGCAACATCACGGATGCGCGTGGACTCGCGGAGCGTGACGGTGAGGTGCTCCTCTTCACCGATAAGCGCTGCTACAGCTACCGGCCATCGGTGGATCGCTGGGCGGACACGGGGGAGGTTGCGGCCACCACGGCAACCACGCTTCCTATCGCCCGGACGGGGACCTACCAGACGCAGCCCGACATCGCAGAGCGCAACGGCGTGCGCGTCGTAGCGTGGGAGGACTCCCGGGGAGGGGTATGGTGCGAGGCGATCGAGGCCGCGACCGGACGGGTTCTGCTTCCCCAGACCCAGATCGATAGCGCTACACTGGCGCGTGATCCGACATGCATCGCGGTCGGAGAAGTGATTCACGTGCTGTGGACGCGATCGGACCTCGGCAGCATCCAGATCGCGATCGTCAACCCCGCGCACCCCGTGACGACTCCGGTCGTGTCGACACTCACAGGAGACCTTGACGCAACCAACCCATCGTACGACGCCGAATCGGCCCCATTCGCTCCGTCCAACTCGAGCGTGATAAGACCCGGGGTTATGATATGGGCGGTAGTAGGTGGATACCGTACGGCCTACATCCATCCATCTGGGGTGATTGGTTCGCCAGCCACCGGGCTAGCCAGCGCGGTAACCTGGTTGGCCACTGTAACCGGGTCGGTAGCCATATCCTACTTTGCCGACGGATTCAACACGATCGCGGTGATGTGGGTGGGCGGAGCGACGCAATTGAACGCAGGCGTTATTAGTAGCTCGTTCATAGGATTGGAGGGATTCCTCCCCATCGCCACGAGTGGGACATATACACAGCTTACCCTGGGATGGCAAGCATCGTCACAGGCTAGCCCATTGCTCGCTCCCACCTTTTGGTGGGCAGCTGAAATCACGGCGGCACGCAGCGACCTGTGCATGGTCGAGAGCGGAAGCATCAACACTGACAATGGGGTCGTGAGCACGCCGAAAATTTTGCGTGGGCATAGTCTCGTGTCTCGCGCATGGCATGACGGGGGGGCGGCAACGGCCACGGCCGGATTTGTCGGTGATGTTTACGTGATGGTCGCGCACGCCGCGCGGTTCTTCCCCTACGTCTCCGCACTTCGCCTGAGCGGGGCGAGCGGGGTCGCAGCGCCAAATGCCGTGATCGTGTCGCGGCTCATGCCCGGGGAGGCGTCTGGCGCGCTCATGCGAACGACCGGAGCTGGGACGCGTGCGTGGACCACACATCTCCCTGGCGTTATGGCGGTCGATCTCGCCGAAACCGATGTCTACTCGCGCCAGCACGCGGTGTGCATCCCGTACCGGATTCAGCTGAGCAGCCAGAACGGGGATCAGTTCTCGGAGCAGGGCATCAAGCTGGCGACGCTTGATTTCTTGCCCGCGTATCAGACCGCCCAACTCGGGCGCGGCCTGTATCTATCCTCGTCGATGCCGATGCACTACGACGGCGACGCATGGCATGAGGCGGACTTCCACTGCGCGCCGGATTATGGATTCGACACGTCAGGCGTACCGGTCGACATGACCACGGCGATCGCGATTGGCGCGGCCGGCGCGATCCCGAACGGGACGTACCTCTACGCGTGGTGGTATGAGGCGGTCGATGCGCAAGGCGAACTCCATCGCGGCCCCCCGAGCGTGAAGCTGCTCGTCACGATGACGGGGGGGCCGAAGAAATTCACGATGACGCCCCCGACATGCCGGCTCACTCGGTTCGCCAACGTGCGCATCTGCATCGCGCGCTCGCCGGCCGGCGCCACCGGCACAGATTCCACGCTCGCGATGTACAAGGTCACGAGCAACGATGTCACCGTCACGTCTGGAGACAACCGGTACGTACTCAACGATCCGACCGTCGACACGGTGAGCTTCAGCGACAACCTCGACGATCTGGCGCTCGTGAAGCGTGAGCCGCTCTACACGAACGGCGGGATCTTGCCGAACGCCCCAGCTCCATGGCACGGAGGAATCCTGGCCGTAGGCAAGAGCCGACTGTTTTGGACCGATACCACGGACCCGCATGTCATCCGATACTCGCAACAGATCTCAGATGATGTCGCCCTGGAGGCTCCGGTAGATCTGTCGCTCCGCAAAGACCCGTTCGGTGGACCGATCACCGCGATCGGCATGATGGACGATACGGTGATTCCGTTCTCGGAAACCGCCGTCTACGTGTTCGGCGGTCCCGGTCCGTTGCAGGACCCCAGCGCGGCGCCAGAGGCGAACGCCTTCACCCCGGTGGAGCTGGTCTCCACAGACGTGGGGTGCATCAGCGCTGCCTCGGTGGGCCCCACTCCGGTCGGTCTGACGTTTCAGTCTAGCAAGGGCATCATGATGCTCACCCGTGATCGGCAGGTCGTCGACATCGGGACCGACGTTCAAGCCTACGATGAGCAGGCTATTACGCGCGCCACGCTCATCCCAACGGTAGAGCGCATCGTCTACCTGACTGATTCAGGTAGAACATTGATGTGGGACTACAAGCGAAACCAGTGGAGTACATTCACGAACCACACAGGTCTCGATGCGATCGTGGTCGATGGGTCCTACTACTACCTAAGGAATGATTCACGGGTGTTCGTCGAGACCCCCGGATTGTACCTCGACGACAACTCTGCGATCCCGATGGTGATCGAAACCGCATGGATCCACTTTTTGGAATATCTACAGGGCTGGCAGAGAATCCTGTACGCCTATTTCCTTGGACGATTCATTTCTGATCACACGCTCGTCGTCAGGTATCGCACGGACTACAACGAAAGTTACAGCCCGGAGATCCTCAACGACGTGAACAACAATCGGTCACCATCACTGTATGGCGCTGGATCGTATGGTTCGGGGCCGTATGGCGGCGTGGGCGGTGCAGGAACGAGATATCAGCGGAGGATTCATCTGAACAAACGGTGCCAGGCGATTTCATTCCGGATCGAAGACCGCTTGACCGGTGGGTACAACGCAGCGCTAACCGCCATACCTGGGGCTACGTTCACACATGTATGGCTATGCGATGAGACCTCGGGGAACCTGGCTCCCACGGTAGGCGGAATGACCCTTACGGCGTCTGGAGCGGGACTGATTTACGGTTTGGCAGGGCCCCGCGGCGGCGCGGACCGGGCGGTAGGGTTCACCGTGTCGAGTTCTGGAACATTCGATAGCGGTAACAATACCATCTTCAATCTTGGATTAACGGATGAGCTAATCGTGGGATGGGTGGGGGAGTGGGACGCGCTCCCTGGGGCGTTCGGGCAGATCTGCGGGAACGCATCGAACACATTTATCAACGGATGGTCACTGACAGGGACGGATGGAACCGCGATCGGAATAAACGTAGGTCCAGCTGCCATATATGGGGCGCGTTTGGGTACAAATGCCTACTTTGTAGGGCAGCCGCATGCTGGACTAGCGGTGGTTGATCGAATGACCGGGGCGGTTAGGGTGGCGATCCGAGACCTCTTCGGTGGCACCGTGTTCGTGTCGACTCCGAATACAGCGATCGCAGGGCAAGTTGTTACAAGTGCAAGCAATTTCACGGTAGGTACCGGTGATTGGGTGTTGGGTAACAGCAACCTACGGCTGTCTGCTCTGTTTATCGGCAAGGGGCCCGGTGTATGCTCAGGGATCTCCTTGACTATCGAGAATGCTCTCAACCGGTTCGCCACAGCCATAGCTACCGGGATCACCCCGGGCGCTTCTTTCGAACTCTCTGAACTCCTGCTGATCGGCGGCGGGGTCGGCCCCGCATTCAAAGTCGGAGCGGCGCGTAGCGCCTAGGAGCACATCATGGGTGACTGGTACAATCCGTTAAGCTGGGACATGGTGAACAACGCCAACGTTCCGACTACTTATACCGACAGGAACCAGCTGCTTGGGTACGTGAACCAGGGCATGGGGCCAGGAGGGATCGCGAACCAGCAGGCGCCGCAGATGCAGGCGGCGCAACTCCAACAGGGGGAGGATCCTTTCCGCCAAGCGCAGTTGCAGCAGATGGGGCAGCTTCAGGGGATCGCGAGCGGTCAGCAGCAAGGAGCTGGAGAGCTCGCGGCACAGCGCCAGATCCAGCAGGCTCTTGCTGCCCAGCAGGCTCAGGCTCGCATGGCCAGGGGCGGAAACGCGGCGCTGGCCTACCGGAACGCCGCGAACCAGTCGGCCGCGTTGGGGTCCACCGGGGCTGGAATGGGGCAGCAGGCAGCATTACAGGATCAGCAGGCGGCTCAGGGTCAGCTTGCCGGATTGGGGCAAGCCGGCCGCGCGGGTGACTTCTCGACGGCGAACGCTAACGCCGGATACCAGCAGGGCGCCAACCAAAACAACGCCGGGTTTCAGCAGAACGCGCAGCAGAACAGCGCAAACAACTACTTGCAGTTGATGAACCAACTCGGAACCATGAACGCCAACGAGCTTGGCGCTGCGAATGCAACCAGCCGCGAGGGGAACAAGAACCAGACGAGCCTTCTCGGTGGGCTGCTCAGCCAGGCCGGGCAGGGCGCGAGCACGGCCGCGATGATGTCGGACGAGCGGCTCAAAACCGACGTCATCGACGCCGGAGCACAGATCGACAAGATGCTCGATGGCCTCCATGCCAAGGCTGGGCGCTACAAGGACGAGAAACATGGCAAGGGCGAGTGGAACTGGATCATGGCGCAGGACATGGAGCGCTCGCAGGCCGGTAAGCGGGTGGTGTTCGAGGCCCCAGATGGCAGCAAGATGCTCGACGTGAACAAGGCGGTGAGCACTTCCCTCGCAGCTGCCGCTCGCCTCAACGAGCGCCTGCGCAAGCTCGAGGCATCGAGGCGCTGATGCCGCTCGGCTTGCCGTCATCGGTTCTCGCTGGGATGGGAATCCCGGGTCAACCCCCGCTGCCACCGGACGACGGTTCCGCGGCGCTTCCCCAGCCTGACCCGTTCGGTGGCCTGCATCCATCGGTGGTTCAGGGTCTTGGTTGGGTACCTCAACCAAACGTGCCAGCGCCAGCCATCGCCCCGGACCCCATGGCACTCCAACCGCCGTCGTTTCAGGCGTTACCTAGCGCGCCCCAACCCCTGGGCGATGGGCAGCCTGATCAGCAACGTCCGGACTTCAAGGTGTCCGCGCCAGGATCTCCGCAGCCGAAATCCGCAGCCACGCCAACCACTCAACCGCGCCCAGTAAGCCCAGAGCAGCAGACCGCGACAGCGAATGCCGCGCAGGACACGGCCGACGTTCGTTCGCAGCAGGCCAACTCCGGAGCGACCGATGTCAAGGCGGCTGAGGCGCAGGCGCAGATCGCCAACTACGACAAGGCTACCGCCGATCGAGCGGTGCTCGAGAAGCAGCAGAAGACCGAGCAAGACCTATGGGCCAAGACCCACGCCGAGAAGCAAACGGTAGTGGATCAGATCTACAAGCAGGCGGACAACTACAAGGTCGATCAGAATAAGTACTGGCATGACGCTGGTATCGGAGACAAGGTAGAATGGGGGATCGGGATTGCTTTGAGCGGCCTCGGTAACGCGTTCCTGGGCATCAACAACCCCGGCCAAGGCGCGGCGCCGAACCCTGTCATCCAGATGTTGCAGACCAAGGCCCATCAGTCGGTGGTGGCGCAGATGGACCAACGCGATCAGCTTGAGAAGCGCGGCGCTCGTGCTGAACATCAACTGGACAAGTACGACGCGTTCTCCAAGGACAAGCAGGCGGTAATCCAAGCACGCCTAGGGGAGATCGACCACTCGCTCGCGCAGAAAGTGCTCGCGACGGCAGCCAAGTTCGGGACCGCCGAGGCTCTGGCGAACGGCCAGACTCAGGCGGCACTCCTTGAACAATCCTCCGCCGCGCACAAGATCTCCGCTGCGCAGCATGCAACGCAGGTCCAGCTCCAGCAGCAACAGATCAGGGCGGCTAGCGCAGCGTCGGCCGAGACCCGACGCCACAACCTCGTCGAGGAGAGTTGGCAGAAGACCAAGTTTGACGAGGAGCAGCAACTCAAGGCTGCAGCCCTGGCCCTGAAGGCCCAAGGGAAACTCTCTGATGACGAATCCAAGCGGGCGGTATTCGCGCCGGGGCCGGATGGCAAGATGATGCCGTTACGCAACCCTAACGGAGATCTAGTTCTCGCAGGTGATCCTGCCATCGCTCAGAAGCAGAAGGACATGATCGCCGGAGCCACGGCGTACAATCGGCTAGTTGGGCAAATGGTCCGCGCCATCCATGACCACGGTGGAGAATCCACATGGATTAAGGGGCCCGAATGGCAACGTCAGATGACCCGGCTGCAGTCCGCTACGGCCGAGCTCCATGATGCGTATGGGATCATCGCATTTCGCGAGCCTACCGTACAATTCTTCGAGAAGATGGCGACGTCAGGCGTCGACCCTACATCGTTCGCCCGGGATGCATCTGCGGCCCTAGAGGAGAGCAACCAGAATCTGCAAGCGAAGGTCAACGAAAAGATCGGGGCACTCGGCTATAACGGACCAGAGATCAAATGGACCGATACGACTTCTCCGCCACCGGCCGCGGAGACCCCAGATGACAAACAACTACAGGTGATTCAGGGTGGTGCCCCAGATCCAGGCGCGGTGTATGACCCGACCACGGGTAGGTTCGCGCCCAAGATTGGCGGCATGTACCATGTGGACCCTGACGCCCCGTCCGCGATCCCACCGGCCGTCGTTCAGGCTGAGGCTGCCAAGGGTCGGCAGTATCCAGACGTCCCATCGGGAGCCCGGGCCCTGCTTGAAACGAACGCGGCGCAACTTCAGGATCCCGACCCGTCGGTATCCGGCCATGCCGCGATGATTCTCGATGCGGCGACCCGATCGAGCATCGCTGGGGTTCGAGAGTATGCGCAGCAGCTCTTGACGAACAACATCAACGCCGGACCGTCCCCGGTGGAATCTACCACCACATCATCGGGCCCAGGTCGTACCAGCGGGGGGCGTTCTACCGCCGATCCTCAAGTTCAGGCGCCACCGGAGTGGATCCTTCCGAGGAACTGATGCCTGAATCGGTAACAGTTCGCGATCACGAAGGGCGAGCCTACTCGGTTGATCCGAGCCAAGTCGCGGCGTATCAAGCTCAAGGATTCACTCCGGAATCTGATGAGCAACATCTCGGCAGGGTCGAGGAGGGCATCAACCAGGATCTCTACGGTGGGGCGGCCGGTGCGCTCAAGGCTGGCGCGGCCAATGTTCTCAGCGGGGCCACGCTAGGCCTGTCGGACGTCGGCATCGATGCGCTGGGGGGAGGCCACACGCTCAGCGCTCTGAACAAGGCGCATCCATACACCGCCATCGGTGGGCAGATCGCTGGGGCGATCATCCCATCGTTGCTGTCCGGAGGCGCAGCCGCTCCCGAGGCTGGAGCTGGCATCGCAGCTCGACTTGCAGCTAGAACCCCCGCCGGCCTGACCTCGTCTCTCGGGCGGTCGATCGTCGAGCATGCGGCCGGTGAAGGCGCTGGACTTGCCACTCGAGTGGGCGCCCACACGCTCGGGGCTGCAGCCGAAGGGGCGCTCTACGGTGGCGGTGGCTACCTCTCGCAGGTTGCCCTCGAAGATAAGCCGCTCTCGGCCGAGGGGTTCATAGGTGGGATGGGGCATGGCGCCCTCTTCGCGGCGCCCATCGGTGGCGCGCTCACCCTTGGAGGAGAGGCGTTGCTGCGCGCGCGCGCGCTGTTCCCGAAGCGAGAGGTCACGGCTGCAGCGGCGCATGGGGTTCAGCAGGATGCGACCGCGGCGATCGCCCAGTCAGTCAGCGACGGCGATGCGATGGCTGCAGCCGCCAAGCGCAAGCTTGAACTGATCAACGCCAAGACGGAACAGGCTGCCGCTGGCGAACAGGTGACCCGGCGTATGTTCGGTGACGCTGATCCTGCTGCGCTCGGAGATCAAGCGGCAGGCGGAGCCGAGAAGGCGCAGATCGAGGAAGCACTTCAGAAGTACGAAGCCTCCAAGGTCCAGTTCAGGGATTGGGTGACCAGCGAAGCCGATCCCGACCTTGAGCAAGCGCTCTCTGGCCTGCTTCCGCCGAATGTCCATGTTCCCGGGTCTACGCTACCCGATCTCGGGGGCGCGCTCCCTGGGGTCCCGGTTGGTGAATTCGGCGCGCCTGGCGCGAGCGGCAAGAAGTCCTCAGAGGAGCTTGCTAAGGCAGCTGCCGAGGCGGGGGTTGGCGAGACTCCAGGCGTCGCGACTCCTTCCTCGTTCGAGGCCATCAACGCCGGGCGCCGTCCACCTGCCAGCGTGAGCGAAGTTCCGGAATGGTCCAAGATCAAGGCACACGAGTCAGCTCATGATGCTGATCTGTCTCAGACGCTGCCTGCCAAGGTGATAGCGGACCATGGGTACTACGAGCCCCCAGGTGGAGGAGTCGACTCGGTGCGTGTGGACAACGCCAAGAAGGCGATCCACGAAGGCCAGCGCTCGCCCATCAAACTCACGGTCGACAAGGAGGGCAAGATCCTGGTCACCGATGGCCGGCATCGGCTAGCAGCAGCGATCGAAGCAAACGCCCCGATCAAGGTCGAATGGTCTACTGGATCGTCGCCGGCGGCCGATGACGTAGCCCGCGGTGCGGCGACATCTAGTGGTGGCGACGATCTCGAGGCCCTCCTGCGTGGGATGCAAGACAAGCTCGCGGCCGGAGAAGCCTTGCCGGCCATGGGGGCCCCGTCTCGGGCGGAGTATGTCGCCACCAAGGCGGCGAAGACCCGTGAAGCTGCCGACCATTTCCGATCGGAGGCGCTAGCACGACGAAATGTCAAGGCGAAGACTGGAGCACAGGCCGAGTCACTCAACCCATTCTATGAGCCAATATATGGGGATCTTGATGCATTTTTCAAAGACCTAACGACCCCAAGGACACGAGACGCCTACGTAGCTGCGAACATCGGAAGGGCGATGCGAGAAGAGGGCGGACATTCCGCTGCACTGGATAAAGTAGAGCGTGAATGGGCGGATCGCGCCGCGACAGAGGCATGGGCTGAAAGAGCCGCGATCCTCGAATACGAAGGCGGTCATAGCCGTGCAGATGCAGAGCGTATCGCACGTGAGGAAGTACTCCAGAGTGGTCCTGGCCATGGATCGGAGCCCGTACGGCTGAATCCGAAGCGTGTAGCGGCAGCCAAGAAGGCAGCCGCGGCCTCGGTAGAGCGTCGGCGCGAGATCCATTCCGCCGTTGCAGGCAACCTCCCGGATGATCTTCAGGCGGCATGGGCTATGGATGGGTACAAGTTCTTACAGGAAGAAGCAACACGGATCCGCGGTGTTAAGGACCCTATCAATGCAGCTTCAAGGATCTCGGAGTCGTTCACCGAGAAGTATGGATCGGCGAGCGAGACATCCCGAGGCTACGAGGGGGATAGATTCCATCGGCGCGCCGGAATCGAAGCCAAGCATGCGGAGTCATGGGCGACTGAACAGGAACGCAAGCACTACGCCAAGGTGAGTGAAGCTGCCGACAATCTAAGAGAACAGGTAGCTGAGCGTGTTGCACAACCTGAATCAAGTGCGGACCGGACGACGACGTTTGACATCAGGGACTCAAACCTAAGGTTTGATCCCAAGAAGCGCTCGTACTTCGATGCCTCGGGTGAAGCCATGGACATCCCACCGTCAGGCGAGATGCGACTTGGGCTTGAGCCGCGTATCGAACCGGTCGACAAGACGACGGTAAGGTCAGCTGGTAAGAGCGCAGCCGAGGAACTCCGACATGGCGTCGACAAACCACCCGGTAGTCTGGACGACCTCATGAAGCTGTTCGGCTTTGAGGGGTCACCGCCTGAACTCCCTCCTGACGTTGCTGGCATTCTCGAGGAACATGGGCTGGTTGGGTCCGGCAAGAGCAACACCGTGGTCGACCGTGGCATGAAGGCGAAGATCGCCGAGCATCGAAGCATTGGGAAAACCATCGTGGATAGCGAGATGCGCGGCAAGATGTCGGGCATCCGAGATGATCTCGCGATCGCCAAGGCTCTTGCCAAGGCTGGCGTCAGGCCGACCGATGACATCGGTCCCCAGCTCGCGAGGGCAGCTAAGGCGCTGGGCGATCATGAGGACGCGCTTTCTGGGCTGGTAACGGTGGTCGGTATGGAGGCTCCTCCTTCTGCGGCCGAGCATGCTGCTGCGTTCAAGGCTGCGCGCGCTGCTCAAGCAGATGCATCAGCTGCTACGACGGCCAAAGCAGCGACAGCGGCCGCGGGTAAAATCCCGCCTGCCGCGGTGGCATCAGGTGCCCTGGGGGCAGCGGCAGATGTTGGAACGGCTCTTGAACTCCTTCGGGCTCTAGGCGTCCGTACGCCCGTCCTTAGCGCGATCCCGGTCATCGGTCCCATCCTCGGACTGTTCCTGAAAGCGCGGGCGGTAATGAGGGTGCTGGGAAGGAAGGGCGGCGGAGTCGAGAAGACCACCGAAGGTCTCATCGCCAGCAAGGCAGCCGCCGTGAGGGACCGAATCAGCTCGGCAATCAACACCATCCTCACCGTTGGAGGCAAGGGCATGAAGTCGGCTGCCACCTTTGCGGCAGGCCCCGCAGTTACGTTGGCCACGAAGTTGTTCCCGGGCGGCCAGAAGCCTGCCAGCAGGGACCCTCAGGATCTCTACTCGGCGCGGATGGACGAGATCTCGCGAGCGCAGCAACCGGGCGCGATCGACCAAGCCATCAGCGACAGGTATCACATGGCCGATGCCGAGCTCCATGATGCCATCGTGGCGCAGACCGCACGGGGGATCGCCTTCCTCGACTCCAAGGCCCCCAAGCAGATGACGATGCCAGGGGTGCTGCCAGGTGGGGACAAGTGGCGGCCGAGCAAGGCGGCACTTGAATCGTTCGGTCGCTACGTCCATGCCGTGAATGACCCGGCCTCGGTACTGGAAGATCTCGCCCATGGCCATGTCACCCTCGAAGGGGCCGAAACTCTACGTGTGGTCTACCCGGCGCTCTTTGCGGAAGCTCAACGCGTCCTGATCGAGGCCGCGCCAAAGATGACCGAGACGCTCCCGTATCCGCGTAGGGTATCGATTTCAATCATGTTCCAGGTGCCCATCGACGGCACGATGTCTCAGTCTCACGTCCAGTACCTTCAAGGGGCGAACGCCGCGCGTTCAGCCGGACCCAACGGACCACAGCCCCAGGGCGGACCCACAGCCGGTCCGGCTATTTCTGGCCCCCTGAAGACCTCACAGCACACACTTACGTCACTTGACCGACGAGGAGTCTGATATGGCGCAGATCGCAAATACGGGTCCCAGTAAGAACGGGCGGCAGCTTGTACAGACCGACTTCTACGGGGTCGGTGGGGATGCATCGCTCATTCAAAGCGCCTGGTTCAAGTGGGACGCGACAATCGTTGCTACCATCACGATCTGGGTGACGAACGTCCCGGATCGGCTGGTTCCATTGACCGATCCGGTGGCCAACAACAATTGGACACAGCTCAACCCGACTGCCGGATACACCGCGATCAGCGGAGGCGGGGCGACCGCCGTCCTACCTCTCACGCTGATCATCGCAGGCGGCACCGCCGGATCGGCGCACATGGACCTCGGAAACTGCGGCGCCGCGCGGATGCGGGTGCAGGTTGTGTGCACCGTGGCCGGGTTCCTTGAGATCTTTCCGAACGGAAAAGATTGATATGATTGGCGTACGAGTCGGCGTACGAGTCGGTGCCAGGACCGGCGTTGCTGTGGGTATCAGCGAGGACGAAACCACCCCAGCGTCATCCGGTATAGTTGGCGTTACTCGCGACTCCGCATCCGGTATCTATACGCCAGCAAGCGCAGCCGAGTGGACCACTCTTCTTGCTGCAGCCGGTGATGCCATCGGCGGACCGAGCGCGCTGTACCTATGCCAGGAGGCCAGCGGGAACCT